TCCTAACATTATTGTTCAATGGAACATGTCACCAGAAACTATTATTGATGGATGGACACCAGGTGTTACACCCGACTCATGTCTTAGTCGTTCCAATCCAAAGCCACCTGGTGATGATGTCATGGGTTGTAATGGTGTATCATTTCGTAAAGATAAGTTTGGTGTTCTACCAAACCTTATTGTTGACTATTATGCTGAACGTTCTGAAATCAAGAAAAAGATGTTGGCTGCTCAGCAAGAACGTCAAGGTGTAGATCCAAGTCAAAAGCAAGAAATCTATCGTATTGAACGTGATATGAATCGATATGAAAATCAGCAAATGGCTATTAAGATTATGATGAACAGTCTCTATGGTGCACTTGGTAACAAGTACTTTAGATACAATGATGTCTCTATGGCTGAAGCTATTACACTCACTGGTCAAACAGCTATTCGTTGGGCTGAACAGGCTGTAAATGAAACCATGAATAAGGTAATGAAAACTGATGGAACAGATTATGTTATCGCTATTGATACTGATAGCTTGTATATTAATTTTGGCCCTATGGTTAGACTATTAAAACCAAAAGATCCTGTAAAGTTTCTTGATCAAATATGCCAAGAGCACTTTGAACCTAAGATTGCTGAATCATACAAAGAACTATTTGACTCATTCCAATGTGCACGTCCACGTATGGAAATGGGCCGTGAAGTTATTGCTGATGTCGGTATATGGACTGCAAAGAAAAGGTATATCCTCAACGTCCATAACTCTGAAGGCGTACAATATGCTGAACCAAAACTCAAGATTATGGGTATTGAAGCTATCAAATCATCTACACCATCTGAATGCCGGCAGGCTCTCAAAGAGATCTTTAAGGTTATTGTGACTGGTTCTGAAGATAAGACGCAAGATGCTATACGTAGTTTCCGTAATCACTTCTTTACTCTACCAGCTCATGAGGTAGCATTCCCAAGGTCAGTATCTGACATTAACAAGTGGGTTCGTAAGAAAGATGTCTATGCCAAAGGTACACCCATACACGTACGTGGTGCTATCTTACACAACAATGCAATTCAAGGTGAGCTTACAAACAAATATGAACTCATCCAAAACGGCGACAAAGTCAAGTTTGCTTATCTCAAACTGCCTAACCCACTTCGAGAAAACGTAGTGTCGTTCAAAGACTTTTTACCACCTGAGCTTCAGCTCGACAAATACATAGATTATGAAACACAGTTTCAAAAGACGTTCCTAGATCCTATTGAGCCAATCTTAGTAGCTCTTGGCTGGTCTCATGAACGTAAAGCATCATTGGAGGACTTCTTTGTATAAGCAAACAATTAAAGAAAAGATACGTCAAAGGCGATCACAAATGCTTGTCCATTCATATATCTACTATGAGAAAGATAGTAACATTGTGGACGATCATACTTGGCAAAGATGGGCTGATGAGTTAGCTGAACTCCAAGATGCAAATCCACAAGACTGTAAAATAGATTTTTATGATAAGGAGTTTGAAGGTTGGGACGGAACTAGTGGAGCATTCCTCCCATTAAAAGATCCGAAAGTTATTGCAAAAGCAGAGAAAATACTCCTTTACAATGACGCAAAAACGTGATATAATATACAAAATTGAAGGAGACAAAGATGTCTAAAGACTGGGTTAAAGATATTCATGAAATGCACGAAAAGTACGGTGTAGGTGAATGGATGGGACACCGTGAACTAAACAATGATAGAGAACTGCTTCAACAGTTTCTTGATTTTCGTATTAAGTTTTTGAAAGAAGAACTTGATGAAACCGCTAAAGCTGTACAAGAAAAAGATCCTGAAGAGATCGTTGATGGTCTTATTGATCTTTGCGTTGTGGCAATTGGTACTCTTGATGCTTTTGGTGTAGATGCGCATAAAGCATGGGATGAAGTATTGAAAGCCAATATGGCTAAAGAAGTTGGTGTTAAGGAAGAACGTCCTAATCCACTAGGGTTACCTGATTTGGTAAAGCCTGAAGGTTGGGAAGCACCAAGCCACGAAGGAAACCATGACCTGCTCGCTCACACTTTTTAAGACAGTATATGATACAAAAACAAATGATCGTCTTGACTTTGTAGATTTTGACGCTTTTGAAAAGAGTTTATATGAACTCTCAAAGCGACCTTTTGAAACAAAGAAGGACGCAATACTAATGTCTCCTGCCACTTACAAACCAGAAACAACTCGTAAAAATGATAATGTTGTTGAATGGTCTGGTTGGTGTGCAGTTGATGTTGACGAACACAAATTTGAAGGAGATTTACAGAATGAGCTTTGCCGTTTATATGGTCGTTGGCGCTATGTTTGTTATTCTACTGCAAGCAGTACCATTGATCATCCGAAGTTCCGCCTTGTCTTCCCAATTGCAGGAAGTGTTGAAGGAGTACGAATCAAAGCATTCTGGTACGCTCTCCAAACAGAATTGGGATCGATCGGAGATAGACAAACTAAAGATCTTAGTCGAATGTATTACATCCCAGGCCAGTATGCTAACGCATACAACTTTATTTTCAGTAATGTTAACGGTTCTTATATATACGCAGATGATCTAATTAAAAAGCATCCTATGCTGGAAAAGACAACTGGTAAAACATTCTTTGATAGACTACCAAAAGAAATCCAAGAGCAAATTGTTACTCATCGTAAAAATCAAGCTGATAATGTAAATATCACTTGGTCATCTTATCATGACTGTCCATTTGTAAATAAACGATTGGTTAGTGAATATAAGTCTATTAATGAAACTGGTTGGTATCATGGACTATATCGTATCATGGTATCTATTGCAGCTAATGCTATTAAAAAAAGCTATCCAATTACAGCTCATGAAATTGCTGAGTTATGTAAGGAAATAGATAATGAAACCGGCCAATGGTATGACAACCGGCCACTTGAAAAGGAGGCGGATCGGGCAATCGAATTCGTATATCAAAATGCTTAACTTAAAAGACTATCTAACTGGTGCTTGGTTTGTACCACACACAGAAATCAAACCACGAGCTAAATGGCAATACAATGGTATTATCAAACAGGCTGAAAGGACTCAAGATCCTAGAACACCTGAAAAGATTTGGAAAGATACTTACAATTCTATTGCTTGTGAAATTGGTATTGCAAAGGCTTTACCAAATGGCGAAGTGAATGAACAAGCCTTTGACCATACTGACATAAGCACATGGGGCTATGACGTTATGGCTATGGGAACTAGATTTGAAATTAAATATCAAAAGTTTGCTGAAGATTGGTACTCAATGACCAACACAATTGCAAACAAAATCAACGATAGATACAATCAAGGTGGGTTTGACTACTTAATTACTGCAAGTACACGTGAAGAAGGTGATGGACTTGAAGTATGGCCTAGGTTACTTATCAATCCAAAGACATTCAAAAACAATATCTTCAAATCGCACTATGATAACTATAAGCCTCTAGTCTATAATCAGTATGTAGCACGAACTGATAAAGAGTGCCAGATCTTTAATGAAGGTATTATAAAAAAGTTGAAAGAAAGTGAAAATAAACCTTTACAATATGCATAAAGTGTGTTATAATATATGTATAAAATGATAAAAGGAAGGAAATCACATGTCTTATCAGTACAAAGTTTTAGAAGATGTTCTCAAGAATATTGCCAAAGATGGCTCAACTGAAAACATCTACGACCAAGTTGATCGTCTCACAACTGATGAAATCCGTAAGTTGCGTGACCTTATAACTATTGTTGACCAAGCAGGTGTCGACAAAATCTATGACCAAGGAGAATACGTATAATGAAAGAATCACTCAAAGTTCTTCAAGAATGCGCTGAAGTTCAGACTAAAAAGTCTAACGATTATCAAAATCCAAACTCGCGCATTAAGCAGCCCGATTATTATCCTCGTGGCTGTGCAACTATTCTTGATCAGATGTATGGCAAAATTCTGCGTATGCAATCTGTTCTTGAAGCAATGGAAGGTGATAACTATGCACCTAACTTCGAATCACTAGAAGACTCAGCCAAAGATCTTATTAACTATTCTACATTCTTTGTTGCATATTCTCGTGGCAAAATGGATGGACAAGATCCAAACAGAGACTTCTTAAACAAACCAAAGGTTACTTCTAATGAGAATGTATAGTGTATCAGATATTCGTCAATTGTTTATTGACGAACTGAATGACAAAGCATTCACAATAGATCGCAATGGTCAAAAGACCATTGAGCTCATCGGCGCTTCCTTCCTCGCCGATGAGCCGGCGATCTTTGGCGAAGTCAATAAAGATTATGTAGATGCTGAACTACGTTGGTACGAGTCAGAGTCTACAAACATTTACGATATTTACGAAGATGAAAAAGACCCACCATTAGCTTGGCAACAAAGTGCTAATCGTCATGGTGAGATTAATTCAAACTATGGTTTTCTTATTTGGAATAATAGATTCCATTGTCAATATGAACGTGCCCTTGAAGAGCTAGAAGAGAATCCAGACTCTCGTAGAGCTATTATGATTTACAATCGTCCTGATATTTGGATGGAGTATAATGAAAATCAAAAGAATGACTTTATTTGTACCAATGCTGTTTGCTATTATATCCGTAATGAAGAACTTCAAGCTGTAGTTCAAATGCGATCTAATGATGTAGTCTTTGGCTATAAGAATGATTATGCTTGGCAACAATATGTACTTGAGTCATTAGCTAATGACCTTGGTATTCAACCAGGCTTTATTCAGTGGCAAGTTCAAAACTTACATGTATATGAAAGGCATTTTCATCTTGTCAAATAAATGGGATCTTAGATTTTTAGATTTAGCTAGACGTATTAGTACTTGGTCAAAAGACCCGTCACGCCAAATTGGTGCTATTGCAGTAAAGAATAGAAATGTAATTGCTCAAGGCTATAATGGCTTTCCAAGAGGAATTGATGATAATGAGAGGTATAATAACAGAGAAGTAAAATACAAATATGTTGTACATGCAGAAATGAACTGTATATACAATGCAAGTTTTAATGGTGTGTCATTAGTTGAAAGTGACTTTTATGTACATGGTTTACCAGTATGTAGTGACTGTGCTAAAGGTATTATTCAAGTGGGTGTAAATTGCGTATATATGCCACAACAAGATATACCTGACCATTGGATAGAATCGTGGGACTTGACACGTTCCATGTTTGATGAAGCGGGAGTAAAATGGAAATTTCTACCTGTATAACTACTAACGTGAGCTACTCCACTCCGGACAAATTTCTCACGGTAATAAACTGATATAAAGGAGACAGAAATGTCAAAAACAAAAATTAAAGTCGGTATTGTAGGTATCGGCAACTGCGCAAAGTCCCTTGTCGAGGGCATTCAATACTACAATGAAAATCCTGAAGATACTGTAGGTCTTATGTATCCTGATATTGGAGGATACCAAGCTAAAGATATTGAATTCGTAATTGGATTTGATGTTGATAGGCGTAAAGTAAATAGACCGTTGGCTGAAGCTTTAAGAGCAGAACCAAATTGTGCAATGAATCATGTTGCTTCAATTGATGATACATCAAACGGTTTTGGCTGTATTAAGCCAGGTGCTATGGTTTATTCTGGTCCTGAGTATGATGGTATTGCACCTCATATGCTTGATTATCCAGAAGAAGTATCATTTAGAACTGGTGCTGAAGGTCATCTTTCATTTGATGAAATTAAAGATTTGCTTATTGCAGCCGATGTTGATGTTGTTATCAACTACCTTCCTGTTGGATCTGAAAGAGCTTCAGAATATTATATGGATGCATCTATTAAAGCTGGATGTCATTTTGTAAATTGTATTCCAACTCTTATTTCAACTAAGCAAACTCAAAGGGTTGAGCAAAAGTTTATTGATGCAGGTCTTACAATTGTCGGATCTGATATGAGATCAGCTTGGGGAGCATCTAGAATGTCTGAAGTACTTCAAGGTGCTATGCTAGACTCTGGTCTTATGGTTACACAACACATCCAAACTAATATGGCTGCTGGTTCTACTCAAGGACAAGAACATATTAGGACTGGACGTACTGCTAACACAGACTTCCTCAATATGGCTAAAGTTGAAAGACTACATAATAAGCATATCTCAAAAGAGAATGTATTGAAAGGTCAGAATAGCGTACGTGATACTGGTACTGCTGGTATGACTTTGTTTGCTGGTCCTTCACTTACAGTACAGCAAAAGCCTGGTGGAGACTATATTGGCTCTGATCAGAAGATTGCTAACTTTGATATAGTTGCTTATGGCTTTGGTGGAGCTAGGTATGAAATGACTGCTAGGTTGGCAGTTCAAGACTCACCTAACTCTGGTGGAGTTGTAGTATCGGCTATTAGGTTTTGTAAAGTAGCTGCTGAAATGGGTGTTGTTGGTTACCTTCGTGGTCCATCAGCTTGGACACAAAAAACTCCACCACTTCAGCTAAAAACTGATGAAGCTAAATCTGAATGTGATGCTTTGGCAAATAGAGAATTAACTGATCTTACTGAAGCTCAGCATATCGATAATGATCCTATTGCTAAAGAATTGCCATATACATTCCAAGCAGGGAAAACTGATTATGCGTAATGAGCCTGGTTTAATCAATTCGTTTGATATTGATGGTGTGATTTATATGGGGAATTACGGAGGAGTATTTCCTGGTGAACATGATATTATTATTACGGGTAGATCAAAAGAAGAAGAGCCAGAGACTACGGCTATGCTTCTTTCAAAAGGTATAACTAATCAGGTGTTCTTTAATGCAACACCATTTGATGAAAAGACAAGAGAGAGCTCTGGCCGGCATAAAGGCCAGACTCTTTTTTATCTAGAAGAAATTGGTTATAGGTTTGGAATACATTATGAAGATGATCCAGTTCAAGCTGAGATTATTAGAAAAATGATGCCACATATTAATGTGGTACTACTACAACATGAATTAGTTGAGAAAGAGAATGTAAGACATGTCTGGAATAACACTGGAGACACTGAGAAAGACGAGAGACCCAAACAACTTTCGTTATTTTAATAAATGGGTTCTTGAATTTTTTAGAAGAGAGGCACTAAGAGAGTCTAATAGACTTGATGAGTATCAGTATTCTGAAGAGTTTGGTCCAGCTATGAGACAAGAAGTTTCATACTGGAATCCTAATCGTTCCAAACATGCCGAGGTGTACTGGTTAGAGAATTTTGTCTTTAATCAGGACATCTCAATGCGCAATAAAATTCTAAATGCTATGGCAGTAAAGTTTGTTGGTATGCCAACACTTACGTTAGTTGCCGCAGACTCTACTAATTATGCAGATGTTATTGACTTTGATACTTATAAACAAAAAGGTGATTATTATCATTGGATCAATAACAATCTAGATACTAATAAAAATAAGATGAAAGTGTGGGGTGCAACTCAACTTCAAACATCTCTTCAAACAGCAGCTCGCAATTTTTGTAGACAAGAAGATAATGATCCAGATCAAAAGTTTAGATTATCTCATATGATAAGATGGATGGGACATTTAGATGATCTTGGTATGAGTAAAATAGTACAAGATCCAAACAATAAGCTTGGAGATGTATGTGACTGGTTTGCTACACATCGTGGTATTGGTCCGTACTTCTCATATCACCCACCATGCAACTTTTCACGATGTGATGATCTACCTAATATTGATGAAGATGATAACTATTGCTTAGTAGGTCCTGGTGCTAAACGTGGACTTGAATATGTGTTTCCAGAAGTTAAGTTTAAGAATAATGAAATTATGGAAGCATATATATTAGCTGTAAGAGATCACCAACATGAGTTTTTTGAAATGACTGATAGTGAAGCAGCTTTTTATAAAGAGAACTTAGAACGTGGTGGCAATTTAACTACCTTTGGTACTGAAATCACATTCTGTCAGTTTAATTGTTTCCTTGGTATTATGGATAATGATAAAGCACAAACCAAAAGAATGTTACCACTAACATTTGATTCGTTTGTTGAAATTGCAGAAGACTTAAAGAAAAGATTAGCACCTTCACCACTTGAAGCTTTTATGGTTTAAGGGTTTACAAATGATCAAAAGTGTGTTATAATATAAATATTATGAAAGCAATACTAAACTGTCCATTTATTCCGGTAGCTACTCGTATGGCATCACATAGAGGTGCACAAGGAGCAATCTATGCGGATATGATTCGCCAAACTGGTGTTGATATTGATGTCAACTGGTCTGGTAAAATTGAAGATCATAATCAATACGATGTCATGTATGTATATCATGGCAATGATTGGTCGGGAGGTATGAATGTATTTGGTGGTGTAAAGGGTTTTCCTTATGCTTTTAATACTCGTAACTTCTCGAAATTTAAAGGTAAAGTCTATTCACTTGCTATCGATTTTCCACCATATCATGAAATGATACAGGAAAGAATAGATAAGGCAAAAGAAAAAGGTAATGAGATTCAGCCTGAATGGTTGGATGTCGATGTTGCTAATCTCAAACGAATGTATGAGACAGCAGAAACTATCAAATGGGTAGAAAAAACTCGCAACCTTGTTATTGGTGATAGTCATTCTATTTGCATGTATCGTCCTGGTTGGATGATTAATAGTGTACCGTTTAAAACTTTAAATGGTGCATTAAATGATGGTCTTGTTACATACATAGAAAGTGTTGGAGAACCAGATATCGATTTTGATACTGTTGAATGCTATTTTGGTAACATTGATATTCGTCATCACTTATGTAGAATTGAAGGTAACCACCTAGAAAATACTAGGGCTTTAGCAGATAGATATATAGAAGCAGTTGAATCGTTACCTGTAAAGAACGTCGCCATTTATGAATTATTGCCTATTGAAGACGAATCTCGCAAATTGCCTAAGTCTGGTTATTATAAAGACAAACCATTTTGGGGTTCATGGGAAGAACGTAACGAATGCCGTTTAGTATTTAGAGAACAATTAGAGATGAGAGCAACCCATGCGAAAATAATTCGATGGGTTGACGGTCTTACAAATAAGAATGGTCAACTTGATTTTGATTATATGGAAAAGCCGCAGTCAATTCATTTATCGAGAGAATCCTATCCACATTGGACTGGACAAGAAAACAAGACTGCTAGCTTAGAGGAGTTTTTTGTATGAAATACGCAAGTATAGTTCCGCTTATTGGCGGAGAGACCATTGCAATGCAGAACGTTGTTGGTAAGAAACCAGAGTACATTTTAAGTTACTCAGCTTTTGAGGCCAATGACACACAACTAGTGGAGTACTATGATAAACAAGTTCCTTACTATCACTTGGACGGTGATATGCCATCTTCTCTTTCTAGGGTTGATGTTATTAACACCGTTTGCCCTTGTGCTGGTCTATCTAGCCTTAGTCCTTCAGCATCTTCTACTAATGCTAACAATGATTGGATGCTGGCTACCGCACGTTATGTCTTGGGGGATCTCAAACCTAAAGTATTCTGGGGCGAAAATGCACCAAGATTGGCTAGCAAAATGGGAGAGCCGATTGTTGAAACACTTCGAAAAATTGGCAGAGAGAATGGATACACTTTTAGCATTTATAAAACGAAATCTATACTTCATGGATTAAGCCAAGTAAGAGATAGAACATTCTATTTCTTTTGGGAAGGAAATAAAATTCCAAAGTTAGATTATATCCATAGGAATCATGAGCGTATTGAAGATACTATACGCAATGTTGAACTGCGTGAAGATGACCCTATGAATATATTGACCAACAAACGAACTCCATCAGAGAACCCTTTTTACAAATACGTATTAGAAGAATTGAATGGAGGAATCACTCATAGTCAATTCCAAGATAAGATTGTAAGAAGTACCAATCCTCTTGATGAGATTGAAAAGGCTGGTGTTAAGTATCGCACTGTTAGTAAGTGGATGACTAAACATGGCTATGAAAATGAAGCTGGTAAATGCATTCGTATGCATGACAAACTAGCATCTGGTGGTAATATTATGCGTAAGACTACAGAGATTCCAAAAGATTATATTGGTGCCTTTGTAGGTCATATGCCATCATCACTTACGCACCCAGACGAAGATAGATACCTCACAATCAGAGAGTGTCTTGCAATTATGAAACTACCTGGTGATTTTATGTTACAAGGTGGACTAAAAAATCTAAATCATATCTGTCAAAATGTTCCTGTTACTACAGCTGAAGATATGGCTGAAGTAGTAGACTCTTTTGTACACGGAAGACTTGATAATCAAATGATTGATAGTGAGTTTGTTATCCAATGTAATAAAACAAAATCAATGCATTATGAAAAAACTCCTGTACAATTGGACCAGTTTATGATATAATATATGTACAAATTGAAAAAGGATATTGCTTATGTCTGTAATGGATAAACTTAAAAAGAATTCGAAAATCAAAGAGACTGCTGTTCTCTCTGAATCGAAATACTTTACTGAAAATGATATGGTACCAACTGATGTACCAATGATGAATGTAGCTTTGTCTGGCGATGTCGAAGGTGGTTTGACCTCTGGTCTTACTGTATTGGCTGGTCCATCAAAGCACTTTAAAACTTCATTTGCACTGATTATGGCTAGTGCTTATTTGAAGAAACACAAAGACGCTGTCATTCTATTCTATGATAGTGAATTTGGTTCACCACAATCTTACTTTGAAAACTTTGGTATTGACACTAATCGTGTTCTTCATACACCAATTACCGATGTTGAAAAGCTTAAGTTTGATTTGGTTAACCAACTTGAATCGATTGAACGAGAAGATAAGGTTGTAATTGTAATTGACTCAATTGGTAACCTAGCATCAAAGAAAGAACTGGAAGATGCTATCAATGAAAAGTCTGTGGCTGATATGTCTCGGGCAAAAGCGTTGAAAGGTCTGTTCCGTATGGTTACACCATATCTTACTATGAAGAACATTCCTTTGCTGGCAGTAAATCATACATATATGGAAATCGGTATGTTCCCGAAAGCTGTAGTTGGTGGTGGTACTGGTATTTACTATAGTGCTGATAACATTTGGATTCTTGGCCGCCAGCAGGACAAGCAAGGCACAGAAATCAAGGGGTATCACTTTGTTATTAATGTTGAAAAGTCGCGGTTTGTTCGTGAAAAGTCTAAGGTTCCCATTAGTGTTAGCTGGGAAGGTGGAGTACAAAAGTGGTCTGGTCTGCTTGACGTTGCTCTCGAAGGTCAATATGTCACTAAGCCGTCTAATGGCTGGTATTGCAGGGTTAGCCAGGAAACTGGAGAGTTACTTGACCCAAAAGTACGAGAAAAAGACACATTGAATGAAGAGTTTTGGAAACCAATTTTTGAAGAAACTAACTTCAAAGAATATATAAAAACACGATATCAAATTGGTGCAATGACTCCACTTGACGAGGAAACTAATGATAACGAATGAAGACTATACATTCGCTGAATCTGAAGCAGACGACCATTGGGCAGTTCGTCTACTTACAAAGTATCCAGGTGTGACCTATATGTACGGTGAAATCAAAGTCCGTGAAAAGACTGATGAAGCTACACTTGACTTTAAGTATAAAATACTTGATGGTGGTCAATTTGAAATAGACACTTTGGAACAAGATAATGATTTTAAAAACCATCTTGGTGCTGTATTGCAACACATCATCGAAGATGCATTTGAAAATGGGAAAGCAAAAATAAATGATCGAAGCAAACATTCAACAAACAATACTCCGGAATCTCCTTTCCAATGAGGAATATTTACGAAAGGTAATTCCATTTCTAAAAAAAGAATACTTTGAATCTGAACATAAAATATTGTTCAATGAAGTAGTATCCTTTGTTCACAAATATAACAAGCTACCAACTAAAGAGTCTATCACAGTTGATATGACTGCTGCTGGTACGCTTGATCAAGTATCTGGACTAGTTGATATCGTCTTTACACCTGAACCGGTGAATGAAGATTGGTTATTGAATAGCACAGAGAAGTGGTGCCAAGATAGAGCTATATATCTTGCCATCATGGAATCCATCAACGTTATTGATGGAAAGAACCAAAGTCTTACGAAGAATGCTGTACCTGAAATATTATCTGATGCGTTGGCTGTGAGCTTCGATACCAACGTAGGTCATGATTATATTGACAATTCTGATGACCGATTTGATTTTTATCATCGGGTTGAAGATCGTATCCCATTTGATCTTGAAAACTTTCAGGAAATTACTAAAGGTGGTATTCCCAACAAGACTTTGAATGTTGCACTGGCCGGTACCGGTGTTGGTAAATCTCTTTTTATGTGTCATGTGGCAGCATCTTCTCTTATGCAAGGTAAGAATGTTTTGTACATTACATTAGAAATGGCAGAGGAAAGAATCGCTGAACGTATTGATGCAAACCTTTTCAATTTGCCCATTGATCAGCTAGAGAGTTTGTCTAAGGATATGTTTGATGACAAAATAGCTAAGATTGCCAGAAAGAATATTGGCAAACTTATTGTTAAGGAATATCCTACCGGTGCCGCCCATGCAGCTCATTTTAGAGCTTTATTGAATGAACTTAAACTTAAAAAGCAATTCATACCAGATATTATCTTTATTGATTACTTAAATAT